TACACTACGCATATTAATAGTTACGTGTTCTTCAACCTCAATAGAAACATTAAATGGAATTGTTAATTGAGTAGATACTGTCGTTTGTAGTACAGGTTCTTCTGTTGGCTCTGGTGTAGTAGTAGTAGTAGTAGTAGTAGTAGTAGTAGTTTGTGTTACTACCGGCACTACTGGTGACGAACCACCAATATTATTTTGTTGATTCTCTGGAGTTTGGATAGGCAACCCCGTTTCTTGTTCTCTTGTATCAAAACGATTTCCACGGACATCAAACCCACCTTCTTCACGATATGGCATCTATTAAACTCCAATTCCAGTTGATGGGTCGGTTGGTATTGTAGGGTCTTGACCACTACTATATCCATCTGCGGTTATTAATACAAACGATGAACCATCATTTGGTTGTCTAATTGTTTCGGGGTCTTCTGCAGCAACAGTTCTAAACTCATATTCACTAAATGTTGCATTAGTTGGAACCAACCCTATAGATATATATCTATTGCCATTAGCAATTGTTTCTGCCGTTAATAGTGTTCTTTGTAGGTCATCAAATGGTTGTCCTTGGGAAACTCTTCTTGCGTATTCACCGGAATTTGATGGAACATATGTCCATTCACCATATTGTTTTGATTGGTCGGGGTTATGTATTACTTCTCTAAATTGTAAATATCCATCAATGAGAGGACTAATATCATTTTCATCAATTCTCATTCTATATGTTAGTAATTGTGTTTGATATGGACCACTATAAGTTGGTCAATTTCTTCTACTTCTGGGGTTAGAGTCTCACCATCTATTCCACCACCCCCACCACCTCCACTACCAACGTCTCTCGTTAAATTGAATGTGGTCATCTGTGCGTCCAATTGTGAAGAAACTCTATTACCATTTTCAGTAGTTTCTTTTAAGATAGCATAATGTGTTAAATCTATTTTACCAACATTACTATCCATCTGACCAAGTATATTTAGTTGTTCGCCTGGCTGAATTGGACCATATCTTTGTGTTCCTAAATTAGATTCTGGTGACAATTCTATTCTGGTAGCACCCAATACTTCTATAGAACCGGGAACAACACCCGAAGCACCAACCTCAATATAATACTCTAACACATCGTCATCGGCGACTCTTGCACCAACTGTAGTACCATCAAAGAAAAATGTTCGTAAGAAAAGATTTGGTATATCAATTGTGCCGCCGAAGTTTTTGTCAACGAAGTTATTGAGTTCCTGTTCTCCCTCAAACATCCTAGTAATGTATCGGTTATCTGGTATTAATATTTCACCACTCGTTACATTCAATCTTTGAGTTGTTCCTAATAATTCATTTCCAAATCCGTCTAGATATCCATTTTTATTAAATGTAATGTCCCAATTATCATCAACATCACCAGCAGTACTGGTTCTATTGAATTCAAAAATATAAGAATTTGGTTTGTTGGTGTCATAACCAAATCCTCTTCTTACCGCCTGACTTCTTGGTTCTTGTCCTTCAAATCTAGGAACAAAAATGGCTCGATATAAATCTATCGTATTGGGAGTAGTTTCTTCAATTACGTTAGTTGGAACTATCTGTGATGCCCCAGTTTCATTATCTAAAAATAATTTTACTGCGATTTCTTTTTGTGTTTCTTCTAATGATTCAAATGAAATTCTGTTTGTATCTAAAGCAAATCTAAGACCAATAGTTAATTGAGTAGATGCTTTATTAACCAAAAGTTGTCTATTAAAAATGTGATTTGTAATATTACCATTCAATGTTTCTACGATAGATTTAACTATACGTACACTGAACGGGAACTGTTTTTCTATTCCTTGTTGTGTAAAATCTTCTAATTGTATTGTTTGGTTATTTAAATTGCTCCCATCCTGAGACTCAAATAGTATTTCAAATGTATCATTTGTTCCTTGTTTAGGAGGAAATGTTACAGTGATATTAGTATCACCCCCCTGTGGAACATACTCTATTTGATACGTTTCAATTACATCGCCTAAGGGCGCAATATACCCATCCGTATAAGTTTTTGTAAACTTACGAGTGTTGTTTGTTATATCTTGGCCAGAAGGCAAATGTAATATTTTTATACTCATTGGTTAACTATAAAGGGTACAGGTCCAGAATCATTTGTGTTCGTAGATACTAAATGATTCTCAACCACTTCGGATAGTATCACTTCTAATTGACTTTGAAATCTATTTTGTTGAATTCTATAACGGCGGCCGCCTGGCTTATCTGAATTTTGTTCATATCTCATCCAATCACCAATATCAAAATCTATATGTTTTATTAAATTTTCTACAAACTCAGAAAATGTGTATTGTATATAATTATCTACTGTTGATATTTTATTTAATTGGGATTCAGACATTTTGCTTAGTGTGTCTTCATATAATCCATCTACGTCATTAAAGTAAGTATTAATCAACTCTATAAAGTCGTCATAAAATATTGATGTAAATAAAAATTGTTCATAATCTCTAGAAATTCTTGCATTTAAATTAACTTCACCTGACCCATCTTGATTTGGGTTAGCGTGTAATACAATTTCAGTTTTTGACGGAGATATAGTTTTTATTCTCCAATTGATGTCATCATATGTTCCAACTTCGTCCGCAAAAAAATTAATAATAACATCATAAAATCCAGATGGAAGACCTTCTAAATATTTTACTTGTAAACTTTCTGGATTGCTGTAATCGTTTCCATTTCCCGGCTTCCAAATGTACAATTCTAATTTAAAATTTCCATCGTCTATAAATTGGCCAGTATCATCTAGATTATCACCACTAAGTACAACATATCCTTCACTAAGTGGAATAGAGGTAGAATAAATTAAAGTTTCGGTATCTGGAACATAAAAATGTAATTCTACAAACTCTCTGTCTTTGTCTAGACCATAATAATATTCAGATTCTTTTCGATTAATTACATATTCTTCGTCCACTAAAACGCGTTGTATTCTTTGACCAGATACTAATTTTGGGTCATTAATATTTTGTTTATAATTTATAGCCTTAGACATTATATTTCCTCAAAATTTACAGCAGTATATAAGTCATCGTATGTTCTTATAATAGTGGTGAACGTATTTGTTTGTACGTTAACTACCTGCGATTCTAGATTTCTTTTGCTAGTTCCCTTAACAATAATTCTTTTTACATTATTGGGGTATATTGCGTTTTCTGACAATGGATATGGAGAAAGCACCTCCAAGGTGGTTAATCGCAAGCGTTGCGCTCGACCTATTCGTCCTCCCGCTATATCACTCATGTTACCTTAAACCTAAATGGCTTTGTTATCAAAATTTCGCCATTTAAAGTAATTTTTAGTGTTAAGTCATAAAATCTATTTTTATAAAGTGGAGTAGTATCTAACAACACATATGACGCTACCGAATCACAATCAACGTGTGAATATTGATCAAATGGAACCACTGTAGTTCCTGACCCAGCATCAACAATACTAAATTGTGACCCAGAAGGTAAGTAATATTTGTTGCGGAATCTAGAAGTATTTGTATATGTCTTAGAAGGATATTTATCTCTCACGGTAAAATATAATTTACTTTTTTCATTTTTTATATATCTATCTTTTAAATTTTTTGGCGACAATTCTACATCAAAATTTGTTAATGCCGACAATGATCCTGTATTAAAAGTTTGATTTAGCCAAGCTAATTCTAATCTGGGTTCGTGTACCGTGTGTGTTTGTCTGGAGAAAAATCTAATATTTCCTTCATTAGAAACTTCATCTTCTGAACTACCAGTAAAGAACATAATCAATCCGTAATTACTGGTCACTGATGATCCAGAAATCATCGGAGCAATTAAGTCAGTTACATTAATTCGTAATTCATCATTAGTTATGTCAGCTACAGATTGACTAACCACAATGTCTATTAAATAATCACTTCCACTAACATTCCATGTAGATCCGCTTGTTTTAATTTTCCAAGTCACACCGTCATCGGAAACAAAGGGTGTTTGCATTGAATACCCAGAACCTTCGTTCCAAGAACTTGATACTTTACACAAATATATGAATTCATCTTGATGTAATTTTTCTGCGTGAGCTACTGTTAGATTAAGAAACACTGAAGATTCTGTAGGGGCTCCTTGTAGATCAGTCAGATCAAATTGTATTAGTGAACGAACAGCTCCATTGATATATTCTCTATCACTTTTTAACTTACCAACTTCTAATATTTCATCATATCCAGTATTTAGTGTGCTGAATACTTCATAAATAGTAGCATCTTTTATTGGTTTTAAATATATTCTACTCATTGTAGTGCCGTCCCTACGATATCGTTTTCTGGATAACGTAACTCAAATATACATGGGTCAGCTGACGGGTATACAATATTATTACTTCTATTAGGTCCCGTAGCCGAAACGTCATAACTATATGGAGCATAATCTCTACCGTCACGTTGTTGATATTTGTTTACAATATCAATGTTAGTTACCGACTGTACTCCTTCTATCCTAGCAATTTGTAATAACACATCATCTACCAAAATTGGTTGATTTATATTCCAATCATCAATGTCAAAATATCTTGCAATCGAATCAGAACATTTAGCTAAAACTTCATATGAATTAAATCCTTTGTATGTTACAATAGTATAATTTACTCCTATAGAAACTCTAAATGCGTCTAAGATATTAATTCTATCGGTCATCATTCTATAACCTTTTAAGAATTTTTTTACATTTCTTTTTACTTCACCATTTAAAATAGTAAGTCTTCTGTCACTATCGTATCCTAGCATATAAAGATTTACATTATTATTAACTGGGGAATCATCCACGTAATCAATATCATCGTCAATACTAGGCGTTTCTCCAAATTCATCTTGAAACTTTCCAATATCACTAATTCCCGCATCATTGATAGCAAACGCTTTAGAAACAGCACCATATTTAGATGGCATTGATAATATACGTTTTTCGTAGTCAGTAGAAGTAACGATTCTTCCCTGAGCATTTACAAATCCTATAGCTGCTTGTCTAATTTGTTCGGTGGTTGGATTGTTTAATCCACCCGTAGCCGGTTCTTCATTAATTATTGTAATACTAGAAACCATTGTATTAAATGTTGCTAAATCACTTCCGTTTAATGTTCTAGTTTCATTCAAAGTAATTAAATTGTTAACCTTTGTAATTGTTCCCGAGGGGACGTTTGATCGCAACCCATTAGAAACTCTATAGTTAATTGTTAATGTGGTGTTTGCTGGAGCTAGACCAAATGAATCGCTGTTTGTAAAATTTAATGTGTCTAACGAAACATTGGTCATGTTCTGTAAGTACTGTTGGTCATACACCGATTTATAATCTGGATTTTCATATACATCACTTAGGTCACCAGTTCCCGAACCGAATACTAATTCAATTTTATTATTTCTATTTAGTCTGGTAATAAATCTACGATTAACTTTTACCGATTTTATTGTATATAGAGGAGCAGTTGATGATCCAAGAATATTCGTTACCACATCTTCAAAACGATAATCTTGAGACAAATTATCTACCTCATACCACGTATTTCCTTCCGCATCAACAACCGATACAATTTCTACTGCATTATCGTCTTGGATTTCAATTTTTAAAAATTTAGTTGGATTATTAACTATTCTTTCTAATGTTTTTTCTGTTGCCGATACCAATTTACATACTTTAGAAACTATATACGTAGAAGGTAAACTAGTTCCGCTGTCCAGTGAAAATGTCTGAACAGTTCTGTTTTCACTATCTCCAAAATCACAAATGTCTTGCGTTAAAAATGTTCCAGCATCAAATTGTGTTGTTGCTCCGAAAGATGATCCTGCTGATATTCTTGGTAAAAATCTAGTGTCTAAATTACCATCACTGTCAGCAGGAACAAGAACAGACAATACAGCCTTACAATGTGAGGGGGAAGTTAATCTTGGTTTAAATCCTAAACCCTGTGCAATTGCAACGATATTTTCTCTTTCTTCTGCATATGCTAATAAACTTTCTTTAAAGGAATTATCTGTATAATATGAAAGAACGTCACCAACATAAGAAGCCATATCAATAAAAATAGAACCAGGCGATGCATCGCTGAAATCTTGATAGGTATCTGGAAAATAGAACTTAGTAAAATCGACCAAATTTTTCTTAAACTCAGAATAATCTTTGTTTAAATACTTTACCTGTTTTTTATCCATTTGGTCATTGATAACGACCGCTGAAATTTTACTAATTGCCATTTAAAATCCTCAAATATTTATCAATACTTCGTCACTGAAGTTTGGATTTTCAGATAACCTGTACTTTACGTACATTTGAGCCCTATAATTGTTTATATCGTCGTCGGTTGGTTGAAAAACAAATTCTTCTAAGTTAAGATATGGCATCCACCGTTCAACCGCTTCTTCAACAGATTGTCTAGCATTTACAGAAAAATCACTATTATTAAAATCAAAAACTAATTTATGAATGTTACATCCAAATTCTGGATTATTAAATCTTTCGCCAGGAATTGTTAAAATCAAATTAATAAAATTACTTTTAACTTGTTCTAGAACAGTTTCGGATGTTTGAAAATATCCACCCGATCCCCGTTCTAGTGGTAATGTAAATCCCCTAGCCATTTACTAGATTCCCATTTTTTTCATTAATGAACCGTAGTCTTTATTCATAGCTTCAAGTACGTCCTTATGTTTTTCTCCAACAGCACCCGCTTTAAATGACGCTGGTGGGGCAGATGGGTTAACTAATACATTACTAGTATTAAATTGCATCGTATCCATTCCCATGTTTTGTTGGAACATTTCTCGCAATTGAGCACGCGTCATATCAGCTGAAGCTGGCGTTCCTGTCTCACCAGTGCCTACTTGAACAGATTCAGTTTGTAGTTGTGGAGAAGATGTGGACTTTCCACCCATAATAACATCAAACATTTCAGCCTTAACTTCTTTGATGATTTCGGCTTTCTGATGTTCAACTTCTTTTCTAACAAATTCTCTAATTAATTTTGATAATTCTTTACTCGTCATAATAAAACTCCTATAGTTCCTTTATAAATAGTTTAGTCTCTTATTTTAACCAACTTACTTTTAATATCACGAACACTCAGTTTCGTTGGTGTTATTCTACCTAGAGTTATTTCTGATAGAGGTTTGTATGGAATAACAATTGTTCTAGCTAACTCTTCTATGTGATCTAAAATTTCATATAATACCGATTCTAGTTCATTATACTTAGCAACAGAATTTTTTTTCTCAACTGTTCCCAAAAATATTTGTCCACCCAAACTAGACACCGGATTTAAATAAATATCATTTCCCACATCAACAACCATATTTCTGTTACTGCCGAAAATAGTATCTCGTTCTGATGAAAGTATTACATCATTTTCTTTTGAATTTAAAACAATTCTACCACTGTTTAAAATTGCTTGATTTTCGGACAGAACAGTTTTACTATTTCCCGTTCCATCATCTATGGTTTGTGTGTAATCTATTATTCCCAATTCTTCTAATGTAAAAAAATTAGAAGAAAAATAAAAATTTATATCTTG